TGCAGAAATTTCATCGGGACTTCCTAACGCTAAAAGAGCAGCCCCCGCATCATCAGCAGCTTTTTCAATTCTTGCATCCATAGCACTCTTGAGTCGATCAACCTTTGCCTTTGCAAAAGAACGGGTATTACGAATGTTTCCTGATCGTTTGATGGTATCAGAAAGTTTTTGAATGCTTTCTGAGCGTTTAATTGAAACCCGTGTCATTTCAGATGGGGATTCTTTTAGAACTGCTTGCTCCAAAGCCATAAGTGCTGGTTCATCAGTTCTAGCCGACGGAGACAGTTCTGTTCCCTTTAACGATTCAATATCAGCAGCAGCTTTTTGTGGGTCAGAAACTAATTCTTGTACTCGTCTCGATGCTCGTGCTTTTGCGCCACTAGGCAAAAAAGGAAGTAATGCTTTATACCCTAATCGTCCTAATAAGTTAACCCTAGAACCAGCTAATCCTACGGCAGCAGAAGGAGTCATGCCACCTAGTAACTCAAGCGTTAAAGCCGCGCTTGGACTTAATTCATTTTTCTCAGCAATACCTCTAGCAGTAGCAATACCAGGTACAGCGGCAGCCTCTATAGCAGCGGCTCTTCCCGGACGCTCAATTAAGTCTTGTATTATTGCTTTACCAACACGACCCTTGGTTCCTGTAGTGGTTGAAAGCAGTTGTGCGCCTTTTATAAAGGGCAAGCTAAACCCCGCAAGTTCACCCGCAACGGCTCCCATTCTTTCACCAAAGGTTTCAGGCTCTCGGTCAGGTATATTGATTCCTATGGCTTCTGCCGCAGATTCTATACTTTCTGAGCCTCCAAAAGGACGCTTGGAGCCAAGACCAACCGAACTTAGAAGTGCATTTGTAACATCAACAGGCGTACCTGCCAGTTGCACTAAAGATTTATTAGCAAAAGCAGCAAAGCCACCAGGCCCCTGTTGTGCTTGAGCCTTTTGGACATCATCTTTTGAAGGTAACGCTTTTTGCTGTTGCCGTCTGGAATACTCCTGAGCGAGAATAGTAGCATCCTCAGTATTACCGGCAGCATCGGCTCTTTGTAGAGCAATTGCTAGTTGTTCGTCGGTAAGTTCCATTATTTTTGATTTAAATATTTATTTGCTATATCAGACAATTCTGGAGAAGGGGGCATTCCTTCAGCTGACTCTTCACCTTGAGGTACACCTAGAATACGAAGAAAATTTGTTAAATCGTTTTGGAGTCGAAGCGCAGCAGCACGCTCATCGACTGGCAAATTAGGGTCATTGATGGATTTTGCTATTGCCTCAAGTCGATTACGTACTGACTTATCAACACTGCGTAACTGAGCTAATAATGTAGCTGAGTCTTTGAATGCACCTGGTGAAATATTTAACTCCCTATCAAGCATAGCCATTTCAGAAGCCAAAAATTTTGGTGCTGTTCTCATAGAACGCCGAATATCTGACTGGGCAGTTTGAAATGTCTGGAGGTTCTCCAGTAGTTCTGCATCAGCAACATCAATTCCAATCTGTCCCGTAACGCGTTGTGCTGACGCTGCAAGTGCAGGAATGATACCAGTTGTGCTTTCGGCTATCTTATAAAGATTAATGCTACTGGGGTCTGCATCAGCATCAGTGGCAAGTTCAGATGATATTGCCGCATCAATTACTGAAGAAGATCTCAAGGGCTTTTGTTCGCCAGTTGCAAGGTTTACAAGGAATGAGGCTCCAGTAATAGGGTTACTTATAATTTTAACGACACCCTCTTTAATATTAACTGCGTCAGTAAAAGATATATCAGGATTAGCCTTCATAACCCTTTGTATTTCACGCTCTGCTTCGGTAAGACTAACAGTCTCAGGCTGCATTGATTCAAGCATTTGTAAAAAATTAGAATCCCTTCCACCTTGATCAAGATATGTAGCAGATGCAGCGATTGGATCTATCTGGCCAGTTCCTGCCATTCTGGATGCAGATAAAGCCATATTAGCAGCATCTCTGTCTATTATTTGTTGTTGCTGCTCAGATTGGGCAGCTTGTAGTTCCAAGCCTCTTAGCTGACTAGCTTGCATATTCTGCTTTTGCTGATTATAGGCACTAGCAAATCCAGTAGCAGTCAGTACATCTTTTTGATTATAGTTACCACTTTCAATCTTTGAATAAGCCTTTCCTACGTCTCCTCCTGCATTTTTTAGGGCTGATACTAGCGTCGGATCAGCAGCTGCTTGACCCTCAAGAGAAGCTAGTCCAGCAAGCGTAACCTGCTTGTTTGTTTGGTATTTTTCAATACCTTCACCAATCTGTCTACCAAGGTTAGCAAGTGCTGAAGCCTGTATCTCAGCGGCTCTTGCAAAGCCACTGAAGTCCGCGTTACCAAGTTCTGGGCGTACTCTTGTTCCTACTTGAAATGCCATACTATTTAATTTTTGTATTCATCCACTTGCGGATGATAGATTTAATACGTGGCTTGTTGGAGATAAACTTAGCTATTCTTTCACCGTACTTCATGTACAGGTTACGGAACCAAGAAGGTGCATCATTCAGCATCCAGTAACGGAACTGTAACCACTTAGGATTCTCAATACCGTAGACTTCACGGGCTACCCAACAGAATGACGCAAGACCACCTGCCGCACCAATACCTTGAGCGATTCCACCAATGCCACCCATCAAACCTGCACTCCTTGCTGCGTCCGCTTGCGCCATCATACCCTGGAAGGTAACGTCCTGTCCACGCTGTTGTAAGGCTAGGTTTATGCCTACGTTAGGATCAAATAGCTGAGGTCCTACAGGCCCTGCTGCGCCTTGCTGTGCCTGCCCTAAAATTTGACCGCCTAGACCAATAGCAGCGGAAGGACGACCAAGAATTGTGCTACCTATATCACCAGCCAGTTGACGGTTCATTGCGAAGGCTTGAGGCGCGAACTGCGCTGTGTAGTTCGAACGACCAAGAGCCTCTGCTGCCAGAGAAGATGAGTCGCCAATGCGACCCCTTGCTAGGCTTGCCTGTCTGGATCTTTGCTGTATGTTTCGTTCTTCTTCTGGAGTCAGTTCTCCCATAGCCCTACGAGATACACGCTCTGCTATTGCTGTGCTAGCAGGGTCAGCGGCACGATAAGCCTCAACTACTTGCGGCGCGAACTGCTGTAATGCACCAACGTCAGCCTCACGTTGTAATTGTAACTGCTCACGCTGTAATGCACCCGCACGGGTTGACTGCTCCTCTAGTAAATCAAAGAGTCCCCTTTGTCCTGGCGAACTTTCAAGCTGCGCCATTTCAGCCTTAATAGAAGCAATCCGAGAGGCACGATCCCCACCAAGAGATTCGGCTATGCTTTGGACCTCTCTGTTGTATTCGGCTAATTCTTTTTCGTAGTTAGGATTGTTTACAGTCCGATCCTTTGACCTTGGCATTCTGCCCCCCCTAGCATATGTAGCAGCAGGAATGAATTTAGTCCTTGAAGGAGCCGGACCTGCCGCTGACCGAGCAATCTTCATTGCCTCCTCGCTGCTGACACCTCCTGCGCCTGCTTCTAGTCCAGCAAGTTGGGCCTCAAGTCTTTTGTACTGAGGATTGTCCGTGCCGCCAGGAATACCAGAAGCAAACGTATTAATATCCGCAAGCTCAAGTGCAGCGTACTGAGGGCGGAATCTTTGCTCTGCGCCGATCAATCGCTCCTGCAATCGAGGGTCAGTAACTCCTTGAAAACTGCCAAATTCTTGACCAAATAAGTATTCGCCCATTGACTCACCTGGGTCAATCGGTGCTGGTGGTGGTGGTGATGATGATCCTTTGCCTCCCATAATATTATATGCTTAGTATTCTGTTAAATAATTTAGGTGTGTACTTAACCTTAGTAGGTTTTTGATTCCTGTATCTTACGCCTAGTAGTTTCTTTTGCATAACCTCAGGGCATCGAATAATAAAGTTCTGTGTAAGTCGTTTAAAAGTGTCGGTACTGTCTGCAAATAAAAAAGCCATAAAGATTGCGTTGCCCTCAGGGTCATCGTCCTCCCAGTTTTGAACAAAAGGCCAGCCGTCGTCCTCGTTGCAATTATACCACATAAATACACCTTGTATATTACCTTCTTCGTCCTGCTCAAAAATAAAGGTATGCTTCGCCATATGGTAGGCAATGAGTAACTGCATTCGATCTTCTGGCCATCCCTCTAGTACTCTTCCGTTCTCGTGTTCAATGCAGAAATCCACGACCTTATCAATGAAGGCAATGGCTTCTATCTGTGTAGCATTTTGCAATGCTATTTGAACTGATTGCAGGAGGGGGTTCATTAATTCTACAGACCAGGTTGAATGATTGCTCCTTTGATTATGGATTGGCAGTGAACGCTAAACTCAGTATTACCGACCGTATATGTTAACGTAAATGTGCTTGTATCCGAGTTTATAGGGATAAACGCAGTAGCGGCATCAGATACCCCATTACCACCAGTGTCTACAGTTCTACATATTACTGTTGTTGAGCCACCTGGAAGACTCGCTGATATTAAATTTGTATTGTTTTTAGCAGCTACCGTCCCCTCAACAATCAGTCCAGTAATTTTAGTAGTAGCAAAATCAGAATCACCAGATGTAAAATCAGCTATGTTATATACGGCTGTACTCCCGTCGGATGGATTTGTTTTTGTTAAATCCGTTGTCCCCCCTGTAAGAGCCACAAACTTTGGTCGCATTGCAGTTACAAAAGCCTTAATACTCTGTTGTGTCGCTAACGAGGTATCTGAGTCCGTAGACATATTGTCTTCGTCCAGAATAGCAACCTCCTGTGGTGCAGCGGCACTTCCAGAGGTATTGCCTAACACCTTCATATTAGCTACATTTTCTATTTTAGCTTTTGTAACACCTCCCTCTTTTATAGTTATAGCATTGCCTACTATCTGCATGACACCAGTATCAATGGCACCGGTCGCAAATGTTGCTCCTGTAATTACTTGATTAAGCTTATCGGCCGATAGCTGTTCGCCGTTAGCAAATGTTTTTCCTGATGTTATAACTGCCATATTATTGATGTATTAAATTGAGTGCAAGAGAGGGTTCATTAATGTCCTATTGCTTGGAAAAATACTTGACCGGCAGAATCTTGTCCGTTTCTAATGGTAAAGCCACTTGTAGATACAGAGTTTACCGTAAGTTCACCCTGACCCATAATTTGTATCGCTCCTTTTTTGGTTAAAACTACAGATATTACGGCATTTGGAAAAGCACTTCCAAAGCTAACTGCAAGACTGCTATCGGCAGAAACACTTGCCGTCAATCCCATTTTCATGATAAGACCATTGGGAAGCGTCACACTTTCTCCTCCAGAATAACTGCTTGGAGTAAAGTTAGGAGCAGAATCAACATAAGCCTTAATGCTCTGCTGTGTAGCACCACGAGTAGCTGAGCCTCCAGCGGTATCGCTGTTGTCCAACATATCATCGTTGTCAAATAACAAACCAGCATCTCCACTGCCACCGATAACGACCCCGACTTCTTCTACATCACCTTCACTAGCAGAAACTCGACCAAGAACCTGTGCAGTACTAATGTGTTGCATTTTAGCAAAGGTTACACCGGTTGTTTTGCTTGAACTGTCTTTTAATCGAAGCGCGTTAGAATTTACTTCTATTGTATTGTTATCTACGGAGTCCGTTGATATTGCAGCGTTATTCACGGCGTTATTGAGCGTAGTCGCTGTTACCGTATCTGTTGTTCCAAATGTGTTGCCTGTTACAAATCTTGCCATTATTCTGATTTCTGTGTTGATCTAAAGGAGGTTGCTCCTTGAGTTTGTATTGACCTAATTCTTGGTCGTCCTTGTGTATTGTTTACTGTAAATTGTATTCCGTGACCTCTGCGGTTACCTATTCTACCACGTATGGACACATCTTCCGCTGCGGCTAAATTAGCGTTACCGTTAAAGGTGTTTAGCGTTCCTAGAGCAAAGGTTCCGTCCGGGTTCTCTGTCTCAGCCGATAGGTCAAAGTTGCTGACATTGTCTGCACTGCTTTCTACGTGCATCTGGAACTCCTTCCAGTTCTTTCTGCTCATGTTGCCAAAGGTGTATTGACGAGTTGTAATGCTGCCCTTAACATCCTTAGTTTCGTTAGAGCCTCCAATGCTTACATTAATCACGTCATCGCCCTGCAAGCGAGCATCTATTTTGTGAATACCGCCTAGTCTGTTGATGGCGTAAACACCTCTCTGGCTTCCTTCACCAGCGACTATTAGGTTCTGGATGTCCCAGTCCGTGCTGCCAACGCTATCAATGCTCTCCCATTGCTTGTTCAAGAAGTTGTATATCAGTATAGCGTTATTGCGAAGCGCATCATCGAGAGGCACAGCAATGAAGTAACGATTGTCAAAGTAAACGGCTACTGCCTGTCTCCGCTGATCCTTGTTGATTCGCTTGATCGTTTCGTTAATAGGTTCACTCAGAGGTGTCTCTGTTCCACGGAGGTTGTACTCATCAAAGAACTGAGTGCTGTAAACACCATTGTCGGACAGGAATATGACTTGATTGCCGACCTGCTCAATACTCTTACGAGCCACGCAGCCAACTTCATCAGTCAGTAGTTTAGTGCTAGCCGACTGTAGGGACGTCGTGTTAGATACTAGGTGAATGCTATTACGGTTGAACACCATTAGGTTGTCCTCGGAAAAGGAGTGCAACCCTACGGTGAAGTCCGCTTCACCTGCGTTAAATCTATATTGAGCAAAGATTTGGTCATAGGTGTCGGAGTCCAAAATATCGGACGCGATAATCTCATCTAGGATTCCCCTTGATGTGTATGAGTTTGCACTTGCACTGACCGAGAACTGAAACGGCATGACCAACCTGCGCTGATGGTATACAGCAAACTCTGGGGCTGGCATATGAGTGAACCCAAGACCTACGGATACCTTTTGGGTGAACTCAACATTAGTTTGATTGCTTACATCTGCCGCGTCTACAAAAAACTTAAAAGCTGAAGAGCTTGCTTCTGAAACAGTAAATTGATTGCCAGCAGTTAATGTGCTGCCCCCAGCCGTTACAAGAATAACCTGGTCGCCAATAGAAAGAGTGTTGCTCACGGTAGCAGTAGCCAGTCCGTTTGTAATCGTAAATCCACTGGGACTCAATACTGTTGGCTGTGTAAACGTGCCGCTTTTAACTTTAGAGAATGCTGATGTAGCCGTGCCAGTGCCTGATCCTACACCCGTAGCAGTAAACGTAACGCCTATTGTATTTGCAGAAGCACCAATAGCAGTAAAGTCCGTGCTTCCCACTGCGGTAATTGTATAAGTCCTGTTAACAACAAAGCTTCCTGCTGTAATTGTGCTAAACGAACCATCCCACTCCAAGGCAACTTGACCCTTACGAAAGATAAACACCTTGTTAAACGCTTGGAGCATTGATGACTCAGGTGGCACAGTTTCTCCTGCTGGGTAAGCAATGTCTACAGTAGCGTTCGTCGCTAGGTTCTTAGCAACAACCTTTAGATTGGAGGCAATGAGGATGTACTGACTTGCGTTCTCATTGGGGTCACTGAACTCAGTACTCGCATAAACTTCGGTGACTGCCCCTTGGTCAAGAACCATATTGAACCCAATAACAGCCTGTGTTGTGTTGGCGTTTAGGTTAAAGGAGGCGGTTCCGGTTCCTGATCCCGCTCCCGTAGCAGTAAAAACAACGTCTACGGCATTTGAAGATGCGCCAATAGCAGTAAAGTCCGTGCTACCTACACTCTGAATGGTATAAGTTTTTCCAACTAAAAAGTTGCCTGCTGTTGTTATAAGGTCTTCTGGCAAAGCAACGGCTGCACTGTAGCTTTCGTTGTCACCCGTCAAGGCGTATTTCAACGTCTTAGTTCCGTTTCCGTTATCTGTTACGGAGTCTAAGGTATGTGAAGTAGTAATGATGCCATCCGAATCGGTATTATTAGGGTTAACTGTAGTAAAACCAAGACCCTCTACCTGAACAGAATTAGTAGCTACAAATGTATGCCCGGCCTCTACTGCTGGGTCATTGATGACAATGCTGACCTGATTAGCAGAACCAACAAGATTTGCTGACTCAATAGTCGTAGGAAGCAAAGCTGTGACTCCATCGCCAATTTGTGCCTCAGTCGGAAGTCGAAGTACATCTCCACCTACGGCAAACGGGGCTTCAATGACCTCGATACCCTTTCGGACCTGTGCTTCACCATTGCGGTCAAAGCGGACGTTCTGAGCATCAGCCAGCATACCGCCTTGCAGCTGATCAGGTCTAAGCCTATTGTTGAACCCAACAAAGCCTACATCCCCGTCTTTGAGGATGCGGTCATCTAGGCTAGCGTATGACCTGTACTCCTGCATTGATTAACATCTCCAACGCTTCAAGGCTAGTGCCTTCCTTGTTGGTCTACCTTTTTTGTCCTTCATTGGACCCTTGACTCCTGCCATTCTAGCGCAGAATGATTTCTTCCGGGCAAGTCTCTTACCTGTCGGATTTTTTTCAGTAACAGGGGGCTTGAGGTTAGCACCTGTCTTACGCTTAAAGTAAGCACGACCAGCAGCAGTCAGTCCTCCCTTTCTACTTTTGTGTTCCTTCCTCATTAGCTTCTGACCTTTGCTCTGGGTGTGTTGGCTACAACTGTCTTTCCTCTGGCTCCTGCTTTCTTTTTCTTTCTAGCAGTGCTTGCTCTCTCCGCTTTCGTGAGGCTGAGAGCCTTTCTTTTAGGCAAGCAACGGTCAGGGTTTTTCTTATCTTTCGACGTTCCGCAAGGGCCTTTAATCGATCCATCAGTCCCTATCCTTACCCAGTTCTGCTTGAGCCATTGTTTGAGTTGAGCCATTATTTTAAAAGAAACCCTTGTTCATTTATACTACCGTGTATTTTTTTGGAATAAGCATCAGCTTCTTGTCCTGTCTTAAATTTTGGATAACGATCAAGTCCCATTTGTCTAGCCTTTGCTACAGCCTCATCGTTTGTGAGTTGCTTACCGTCTACCATCGTCGGAATAACAAAATGCATTTCTTTGTCTCCTTCACCAAAAGAAAATGTGGCAAGTTTAACATTACTACGAGTTCCATCTTTATTTTTAACAAAAGGATGTTTAGTAGGAAAAATGCGAATACTAGGTTTTTTATCCTCCATTACCTACCCTTACGTTTGCCACCTTTAGCCTTCTTAGCATAGTTTGGATCCTTGCAGTACTTAGACGCAGCAAGGTTGGCGTAAGCGGACGGATACGTGTCAAACGTCCGCCTCGCCCAAGCCTTACCTTCAGGGCATATCTTACCTCCGCTTTTTGCTCTTTTCTTTGCCATTTTTTACAATAGATTTAAGAAGCTTGGCTTGCCCGGCGTGAGCCTTAGAAGCCTTCTCAAGCTTTCTTGCGACGGTTAGTATTTTTCTGTGCATTTCTACCCCTTAGTACTTTGAAGTCGGCCCCGGTAATCTTGTTACGAGGGGGTGCAACCCTAGCTATCTTCTTTTGTTTTGGACTGTATTTGCTAAATGGCATTACTTCTTCTTCTTAACCATTTTTTTGACTGTCTTCTTTTTTGCGGGCATCTTCTTTTTCATACCCATTTTTCCGTAGTGACCTGGCATTGTATTATCTCCTTGTTTATTTGATTATTGATTTAACCCAAGTTACAAACTTGGATGCGATTGATTTTACCTTAGTGATAAATTTGTCTTTAGTTTTGCAGATGCAGCACTTCATAATTATTTCTTTCTTTTATTGTGAAAATCAAAAAGGACTTTTACCTTTTCTGTTAGGGCTTCGATATTGTAGTGCATCCGAGCCAGCACAATGATAAGGGTAATAATGCCAATAGCGATAGGCCAGAGAGATGATATGATTTGTAAAATTTCATTCATTTAATGGTAGAGGAGCCGAAGTAGAATCCAACAATGGCTAGAACTGTTTGACGAACCTCTGGTAGTATAAGGTAACCGTTTAGGGTCTGATACTTGATCCCCTTAAATAGTCCAAAGAAGTGAGATGTCTCCTGTCCCACTGTAACTCCCTCTGGGCTGTGAGCCAACAAAAAGGGGGCTACAACGACCGCAAACAAGACAGTGCATACTATGACCCTCCTAACCCACTCGCCGCCCCTTGTAGAGGCTTTCTGGTGGCTTTCGTCGGCGGCTGCTTGCTTCTTGATCATAGCGTCTACAGTGCTTTGCTGATTAGAAACTAACTGTCTTC